GTGGTGGATCTTGCCGGAGCCAATGACGGTCAAGCCAGATGAGGAAACATTCATTGGGTCCTATTCATTTGCTATGGCCGGGGAGCGGACGGTATTCACTCCGGAAGCAATTATGAGGATCACCGAATTTCACCCGCTTAACCGCTATCATTCGCTCAGCCGAGTTGTGCCGGCTAATCTGGCCAGCGCTTCAGACATTGAATCCCAGAAGGCCGGGTTTTCAATGTTCAAGAACGGCTTCCGCCCTTCGGCGGTCGTTGAGTCGGATAGAGACCAGGTAGACCCGGATGAATTGAAGCTGATGGAGAAGCTTTGGAACGAGCAGCAAGTGGGTTCCAAGAATTTTCATAAACTCTTTCCGATCTGGGCTGGCTTCAAAATCAAGGAATACGGCTTTTCCCCGCGCGATTCGGAGTCGGTTGACATAGCAAAGCTGAATCGAGAGCGGGTCTTTGGGGTCATAGGTGTTCACCCGGGCTTGGTCCTTGGCTCCGATATTAACCTGGCTAATGCTCAGGTAGCAGAGCATGCTACCAGGGCTTGGACGCTGGCGCCTATCATGGCGCGACTGGCCGGGGAGATCACCTTTATCTTGCCTCATTGGCCGGATGCCCCTCCGGCTGAAGCACACTTTGTGAACGTAGTCCCTGCTAACCTGAAATTAGAGGCAGAGACGGAGCGGGTAAAGGCCGGCGCTGCCGCACAGCGTAGTCAGGCGGTGGCTACGCTGGTTATCGCGTTGGGGCCGGAGGCTGGAGTCGAGGTTGCGCAGGCCTGGGAGATATTGCCTGATGGCGTAGAGGTTTCGGTTCCGGTGGTGGTTGGTAAAGCTGTTAAAGCTGATCCTGGGGTTGTAAAGAGAAACGCGTTGGTTGTTGCAATGAGAGACCTTGCCTATAGCCTGGCTGATGATCTGGTTAGCGGTCGGATTAGTTTGTCTGATTGGACCCGGCGGATGGGTAAAGAGATTGAGAAGCTCTTTATGGCTCAATATATCCTGGGCTTTGGCGAACTGGACAGGAAGGCCAGGGATCAATTGACTGCGATGACCGGCGTTCAGTTTAAGTTTCTGGAGAATTTCAGGCAGCAGATCGCGGACAACCCGGACTGGTCGGCGGAACGCATTGGGGCCCGTGCCTATCAATATTTTGGTGCTAGTGTGACCGCGTATGAGGTTGGCGCTGCCAGGAAAGTGACAGGAAGCATAGGTAGTGTCGACTTGCCTGAGATGCCTGGCGACGGTGCTCAAGATTGTCTGAGCAAGTGTCGTTGCTATTGGGCGATTAAGCCCAACAAAGATTTTACTTTGGCGGCTTGCACCTGGACGTTGGATATGGATCCTTTGGTAAAGCATTGCGATACCTGTCTTTTGAATTCGGTTAAATGGAATCCGTTAGTTTTGCCGATTGCACCAGGATTTTAAGGAGTAGTGCTGTGAACGATTGCGAGAAGAAGGCTATCAGAGTTTTGGATAATGTGACCCGCCGAATCGCTGGATATGCGACGATTTGGGGGGAATTAGATTGTGAAAATGACCGGATGACCAAGGGTGCGATCGCGCCGTATGTTGGCAAGGGAACGCCGCTGATGTTCTGGCTGCATGGGTTGCATAAGGCTTTCAAGTCTGCTTTGGTTGGCATTTGGGATATCTCGGCTTTTAAGGTTGATGGTACGGGTCTGTGGGTTGAGGGTAACGTGGCTCTTGACGAATTCGGTGATTTGGCTTGGTCGCTGATTGAAAAGGCTGGGTCATTCGGGTTGTCAGTGGGTAGCCTGTGGTATTTGGTGAAAAAGAAGGTAAGCGGCGATGGCTCTAAGGATATCGTGAATTGGCCATTGCTTGAGATATCAATAATGGCGGGAGGCCAGCAGTGTACTCCCTCTGCTCAGGAGGGGCTGAAGCTGGATCTTCAGTCAATTTATCAGGAGGTAGCAGTAAAGATGGGTGTATCAGTGAAAGGAGCTCGATTGCGGGCGTTGCTCGATCCTGCGATAGAGCGGTTAATGGGAAGTCGCGATTGGTCCAGGGCTGAGGTAGTTGAAGCCATGGCCAGTGCGGCCGGCATAGATGTCGGTACAGTCAATCAGATTCTGACCGAAGGATCGGGCAGCATCAATCGCCCACCTCCTGGCCGCCTGCGCGGGTTCGCGCGGGTTCTTCCGGGGGTAACGTTTGCGCAGCTTAATGATGCGGCGGCTGCGGATGCGGGCGAAAGTGGCGATGATGATGCAAGTGACGATGATGAAGAAGCCGTACGTTATGACAGGTTCAAATTACAGGAGGAAGCCATGGCAAAGCGAAGTGGCAATGTAGTGACAAGCAGTGATGTTCAAGCCAGCGTCCGGGCTGTATTGGCGGCGGAGCGGGCAGAGCGGGAAGCCCAGGAATTGCGGGAGGCTGAACGCCAGGCCGCCATCGAGGCTCGGGCGACTGAGCTGGCGCTGGCTGAGGCCAAGAAGCACGAAGAAGCCGTCAAGAAAATGAAGGCTGAGCATGAGATGGCGCTCAAGGTGGCCGAAGATGCGGCTCGCCCAACGGGCCCGGTTGCTGGTGGGGGCACGATGGATCAACTGGCGGAGCCTAATTTCCTGGTTGTTTACAGCCCCTATGATCGACTGTCCACATTCGATCTGAGTTTGCGCTATGAACTGATGCGGTCCTGGCGACGTCGGCCCTCGGTCAAAATGTGGCGTGCGTTGGCGGTGCGGGTGTCCAAGATGGCCCGCGAGCAAGATACGCTTTACATTAAAAATGGCCGGCCTTATAAAGTCCCAGCAGTCGATATGGATGTCATCAAGCCCCGGCAATTGTTGGAACTGAGCGAGATTGAGGGTAGCCTCGATATTAAGAGTGATCAGTTCCATGGGGGCGGTTTTGATGGCCCCAGTGATGTTGTGACGCCGACTGGGCTGAAGCAGTTCTGCGAGATCGCCGTTAAGGCGGATGAGCTCATTTTCTCCACGCAAAGTGGCTTTGGGGATGAGTGGGTTCCAACGCTTATGACCGCTGATCTATGGCGCACGATTCGCCTTGAGACGGTGGTGCTGCCATTGTTTGATCAGTTTGATATGCCTAGTCAGCCTTATGAGTACCCGACCGAAAGCACTGACCCCACCTTCTACAAGGTGGCCGAGGCGGAGGATGAAGCCCAGATGATCCTCACTGGCGGTGTCTTCACCGATTCGAAGATCGGAACAGCCAAGGTTACTTACTCGGCTGGAAAATTGGGCGCACTGACTTACTGGTCTGAGGAGTTTGAGGAAGATGCTATCATTGCGGCTGAACCTCAAGTTCGGGATCAGTACGGGCTGGCCTTTGCACACAACATTGACGAAGTTTTGATCAGTGGTGATGAAACAACCGGGTCGAGCAACATTTCCTTTGACGGGTCCGGTATTGATGCGGCGAGTCGCTATTTGATTATCGACGGACTTCGTCATCAGCCTCTGGTGACAACGACCGCTGATGGCCGCGATGGTGGCACCATTACGATTGAAGACTTCGGATCCACTCAGGGCCTCATGGGGACCGGCGGCAAGTTCGGGATCAACCCGCGCGATCTGGCCTTCCTCCTGGATACCGGCGTTTGGCACAAAACTAAACTTCTCTCCGAGGTCTTGACCTTGGATCACTTTGGCCCTGCGGCGACCATTCTCACAGGTATGCTCGGGTCACTGTTCGGGGCGCCGCTGTTGGTCAGCGAGGACTATGGATTGACTGACAGTGCCGGGAAGATAAGTAACTCTGCCGGCAATAATACCCTGGGGTCCTTGATGTGCATTAACAAGCGCGGAATCAAAGTAGGTTGGCGAAGACGCCCGCGGGTGCGGGTCGTCGGTTTGCCTGGCGCTGATGCTCGGTATATCGTAGGCTCGGCTCGGTATGATATTCAGTTTAAAGAAGCCGGGATGGTGGGGTTGTCGTATAACCTTACCATTTGACCGTTACTTTTACTTACTAGCATTATGACTTTATAGTGGTTGGAGGTTTATTATGACTGCTAAACGATTGCTTTTGTTGAACTTGATCGGGCTGGTATTGCTGGTTTTGTTGGCCGCTGGCCCTAGCCCACAGTCCGGCGTGGGGTTTCGGGGCTGGATAAGCTGTATTACGGTTGATCCGTCTTCCAGCTGTGTTTACATGCTTGGAAGAGAGATTTCGTTAGATGCCAATGAAAATACGGGCATCACGGCTGACACTGATGATCAGATAGACTTTGAGCTGGGCGGCGCTGATATTTTTGTGATGAAGGAATGGGGCGCAAGCTCTATTACTTCGTCGACGACTGAGCACCTGTTCGAGATCTTGGACACTACCAACGTGATGACCGGGGGCACTAATGTCCTGAGTGCCCTAAACATTGACCTCGGCATCGGCAACAGCACTGGCGGCACTAATAACGTCTACGGTATTCTGATTGACGCCATTACTGGTGATGCGCAGAATACCCAAACTGCCATTTCCATTGGCTCCGGCTGGGACGCTGGGTTTGCTTCAGCGGCTCCTACGGATTTTACCTATGTGCAAGGCGCTGACTCTGGCGCTACTGGCGACTCGGTTGAGATTGCGTTCACCTCGCCGGTCGACACCACCGGCAGCAATACCCACAATGCCGTCACGGTCGATTTGGCCATCGGGAACGCGACCGGCGGCACCAATATTGTCCGTGCCCTGCAGATCGATTCGATCACCGGGGATGCCGAAGTTACCGAAACGGCCATCAATGTTGAGGCCGGTTGGGATGTTGGCTTGGCTGTGGATGCTGAGGCTGACTTCACCTTTGTTCAGGCGGCTAATGCTGCTGCTGCGGCTAACTCGGTTGAGATTGCGTTCAGCTCGCCGGTTGACACTACGGGGATAAACACCCATAATGGCCTTACGGTCGATGTCTCCATTGGTAACGCCACGGGCGGGGCAAATGCTGTCACGGCCATTCAGATTGACGCCATTACCGATGATCCCCAGGTTGTGGAGACGGCCATTAAAATTGGCGACGAATGGGATATCGCTATTGATACCGGCTTGCCGATCGTGGCTACTGCGGTAACGTGGATGGATGATTTCCTGGGCGATACGGTCTTGGGCCAGTACACGGAGATCAACGGCAATGATGCTCAAGCGGTGCAGGCCATTGCTGAGGTTCAGTATGGTGCTTATGTGATTACGTCCGGCGATGTGGGCGATACGGACGCCAATGATTTGGAGGCAACGTATTTGAGCCTTGAGTGGTCGGCTGATCAGGGGGCGCTGATCTTTGAGACACGCCTGTATCTGGACACCGATATTACTACAACTCAGCTTTGCGCTGGCTTTACTGACGATGTCTCGACTGTTGAAGTGGCATTCACCATTGGCGGCTCGGATGTGGTCACTGCGGTGGCTGGCGATGCTGTTATGTTCTGCTTTGACACCCGGGCAGACACTGACGAATGGTTTGCCCTGGGCGTTGCCAATACTGTCAAGGCGACCGGAAATGGTGCGACCGGCATAGCTCCGGGTGCGGGTGTGTATCAGACATTGCGTATTGAGGTCGATGATGGGGGAGCCGATTGCAGGTTTTATATCGATGGGGCCCTGGTCAAAACCATTACGGCGAATTGTATCACGGTCGCCGATCTCCTTGCGCCAGGCTTCGTTATTAGCAGCGCTGACACTGCCGATAGTAATACGGTGCGTGTTGACTACATGTTCGTTGCGGCTGCAAGGGATTAAGCTATGATCAAAAAAACGAGGGTAGCTGTTACTACGGTTGGCAGCGCCGGCTCGGCGACCGGCACCGGTACTACTGAGGTTGTGATTAAGGGCCGCATTGTGCGCGTGGATGTCAATTTCAACGCTTCTGCCCCGGCCGGCACCACTGATCTGACTTTGGCTCAGACCAATGAAGATCAAGCGGAGAATATCGTCAACTTGACTGATACGGCTACCGATGTGACGATTTATCCTACGGTGCAGCTCACCGATAACACCGGTACGGCGCGTACAATGGATGGTACGCGCCCCTTGGTTGATTATTACCCTGTTAGTGATACGCTGACGGCCACGGTGTCACAGTCTGATGCACTGACGGACGCGGCTGTATTGGAGATCTATTACGAGGAGAGTTGATTATGGCTTGGGGTGGCTTTGTTAAAGAAAGCAAGTCTTATGTGAACCATCCTGACTTCTGGCTGGAAGGCAGGGCTCAGTTGTATTTAGCGAACGGGGATCCGGATCCTAATTGTCCTGGGTGGACTGAAAAAGATAGGCTTTGGGCTACTTTTAAGTTCTGGTGGGTATTTCCTTGCGCTTGGTGTAGGTTTTATTGGCAAGTGTTGCGCGATGGATTCAGAGGTTTACTTAGGAGTTTACTATGAAGATTAAAATGCGTATTGCGTCCGCGCCTCTGGCTGATCGTTGTCTGCCGCCTGTTGTAACTGATCTGACTAATGTTGTTCGCCCGCTAGGATGTGTGCGAGAACTGGGGTACTATCCGGGAAGGGATGCGTTGGTGGCCGCGGTTGCGGCCGCGGCTGTGCTGGAGCGAATCAACACATCTGTATTGGAGGTTTACTATGAGGAAAATTAGAATCGATGCGATTGAGCCCGTCATCATTTTCGAAGGTGCTCAGTATCCGGCCGGTGTATGGCTGGTCACTAATGGCTTTGTCGCTGAAGAGCCTGGCCACTATGTCTACCACGAAGAGGAAAAGCGGATTGAAGTTGAAGCCGCTGGGGTGATGTCGACTTATACGGCCGGTCGGCTGCTCCATAATTGGCTGGTCACTAATGGCTTTGTCGCTGAAGAGCCTGGCCATTATGTCTATCGCGAAGAGGAAAAGCGGATTGAAGTTGAAGCCGTTGGGGTGATGTCGACTTATACGGCCGATCGGCTGCTTCATAATTGGTCTGATACAGTTTCTGAGGTGGAGCCGCCCGACGAGCCGCCTGACGAGCCTCTTGTAACTACGGGTGAAGGGCGGGACGGGCCGGCGAAGCCAAAGAGGCGTAGTAAGGCCAAGGCCAAAGCTGGAAAATAAATGGCAATCACCAATGGATACGCTACCTTAAACGAAGTCCGCCGCCGTCTCCGAGATGGCCCGATTGTTGATGATAATGATTTAGAATCGATCATTGAGGGCGTCTCGCGTTTTGTCGACAAAGACAGGGGCCGTCGATTCTACGCGGTCTCTGAGACGCGATATTACGTGCCGGTGTCTCCTGATTTTGTAGTCATTGATGATTTGCTATCATTGACTACGCTTAAGACGGACGAAGACGGTGACCAAACGTTTGAACGGACTTGGACCTCATCTGACTATTTGCTGTCCCCCTTTAATGCTGCGCTTGACGGTAAACCGTATCTTTCCATTGATCGATCTCGTCTTGGCTCGCTTTTCTTTCCGGTGGAATTTCGATCGGTTGAGGTTGCGGGCTCCTTTGGGTACACCTCGACTACGCCAGCGACTGTCCATGAATACTGTGTTCTGTTTTCAATGCGGCTTTGGGAGCGCAAGGATGCGTTGTTTGGCCATGTGGTCAGTGTTAAAAAGGTGATTCAGATCGTGGGGCTGGATAAAGATACTGAAATGCTGGCTATGCTGAATGCTATTCCTAAACGATGGACTAAATAAAAAGTATTATGATTTTGTAATTTCAGGAGATTTATCATGACTGTTGACCTGTTGAAATCTAAGAAATTCTTTGCCGCTGTGTTGGCCTCGTTGCTGGCGCTGATCGGTCTACTTAATGGTTTGTCGCCGGTTGAAGTCGCTCTTGTCGTGGCGCCGCTGACCGGCTATGCTACGTTGGGCCAGGGCCTGGCTGACTTCGGTAAGGAACGGGGAAAGGTGAAAAATGGAAAACTTTAGCGATGCGCTTAGGGTGGAGGTGTTGGAAACGGAAAATGCAAACGCAAGTGATGTCGCGCTGGTGCAGGCCGCCTGCCGTGTTGTGGACCTGGACCCGGCTTCGGTGATTAGCGCCCGTTTTACTGATGATGATATCTACCTGATGACCGAGGATCTGAGCGAAATCCACGTTGAACGCTCTGAATTGCCTACGATTCATCGCCGCTGGGCACGTCAGAAGTTGGAGCAATGGTATGAGTGCATCAAGCGCTACCTTAGCTAATCTCAGAGATCGCGTTGAAGCTCTCCTTGTGGATACGTCGAACGTGATCTGGGGCACCTCGCTCCTCGATGAGGCCATAGCCCAGGCCCTGGCTGAATACTCTGAGCAGCGGCCATTGAAGTCTGTGGCCACACTGGCCCTCACTTCGATACTGTCGACGAATAAGAGAGAGATCGATATTAGCAGTCTCACGGCTCTGGTTCTCGTTGAGGCGCTGTGGGCGCCTTACACGACGGCGGATGATGATCCGAAAGAGCGAGGCTTTGAGCACTGGCTGGAGGATGAAACGCTTTATCTTGCTATGGGGGATGCGCTGGAGACGTCCGAGTCTGCGCGGATCTTCTACGATAAACATCACACGATCAATGGTCTGGATAGTGAGGCCACAACGACCTATCGCGCTGGCGACGATTCAATCATTGTGCTTGGCGGCGTGGCTTATGCTCTCCTGGCCAGGGGCAATGACTTGACGGAGCAGGTCACGTTGAGCGCGGATACTGTTGATCAGCTTCGGGACTTGTCGGATGATTTTTTCAAAGAGTTTCGTAGACGATTAGGTGTAGTCGTGGCTTCAGAGCCTCGGCGGTAGATCTATCCGAGGAATTCCTCGGGTGAAAGGTGGGCGATAGTGGGCTGGTATGAACTGTGGGTATCTGGGGATTGGTGGTGCGAAATCTGTGATCCCTGGGTCGGAGGCATTTATTACTATGATGAGGGTCCCTATCCGCCACTGCACCCGAATTGCGATTGCGAGCGAATTTTTTGGTTTTGGGATTGGTGGTTTTTGTGGGGATGGGGATAACAGAGGAGTAGGGTATGGCAAGTTTTGTTTACAATTCGGCCAAGGTTGCTATGATCGATGGCACCATCGATCTTGATACTGATACGATTAACGTATTACTGGTTACTTCGCCCTATACGCCGAATAAAGACACGCATGATTTCAGAGACGATGTAACCAATGAGGTCGTTGGCACTGGATACACGACGGGCGGCAAGGCGTTGGTCAGCAAGACTGTGACCCAGGATAACACGAATGATCGGGCTAAATTCGATGCCGATGATCTGGCCTGGACATCGGCGACGATTACGGCCCGGGCGGCTGTGCTTTACAAGGCGCGGGGTGGCTCTTCGTCGGCTGACGAACTAATTGCTTACATTGATTTCTTGGCTGATAAAGCGAGTACGGCGGCCACGTTTACAATTCAATGGCATGCTGATGGTATCTTTTATCTAGGTGAATAATGGCCGGCGAAATATTCCACATCACTCACGAGCCCGGGGATTTATCCGAATACACCTCGACCGTCACCGGTGGCGGTGATCTCTCTGTTACCGGTGGCGCGGCGCTCGTTGGCTCTTTTGGCCTCAGTGTGTTGATTGATGACACCGGCGATATCTACGGCCAGGTTGATTTCACTCAGCTGACCTCGACGGCCTACGGGCTGCGGATTTACATCGATCCCAACGTGCTGACCATGGCCGGGAGTGACGCCTTTGATGTGGCTCTGGTGCTGCGTTCCGTTAGCGATCGGGCCCGAATCCGGCTTCGTTTTTCCGGCGGTAACTACACCGTTTCTTGGCGGGTCATTGATGATTCGTTGGGCACGCAGGCCACCGCGTTCTATACCATCACGGACGACGTCCATTATATAGAAGGCCGGGTCGAGTATGCTTCGTCGGCTGTGGCTAATGATGCTCAGATTACCCTGTTAATCGATGGGGTACAAAAGGAGCAAAAGACTGGCCTGGACATCTACGATGTCTCCAAGCCTGACAATGTGCGCTTTGGCGCCCCTGGCGGCCTCGACGCCGGCACTTCCGGCACGCTCTATCTCGATGATTTTGTTCTGCGAGATGATGCTACCGAGATTGGTGCAGCCCCTTCTGGGATTAGTCCCTGGTATGCGTATGCGCAGCAATAGGAGTATGAAATATGCCTGATTTGTGGATGGACGTTGATGCGGCGCTGGCCGAAGTGCCGGTCAATATCTTGCCGTTGATTGATGATACTGATTTCAAGGCTCGCGAGGTCAGCATTGCTTACAATGCGGCCGGGATGGACTTGGTTTGGAATTTCGTCACCACGGCCGGCGCCTTTACGCAGACGGCGGTCACACCGACGACGGCCGGGGATTACGATTGGGCGCATGTTGGGGATGGAATGTATTCCATTGAGATGACTGCCTCCGGTGGAGCTTCAGCCAACAACGATGCTGAAGGCTTTGGTTGGTTCTCGGGGTTCGTTACCGGTGTCCTTCCCTGGCGCGGGCCTGTGATCGGCTTCCGGGCGGCGGCGCTGAACAATGCCCTCATCGATGGCGGTGATAACCTGGATGTCAACGTAGCGCAGTGGCTGGCCCAGGCTGTCACGCTTAGCACCGGCAACAAACCTGACGTGAATGTCGATGAAATTAGCGATGATGCTACAGCACCTCAGAATTTGGAACTTCAGTACGATACCACCGGCTTGACCGGTGACACCTTCCCGGCCACGCAGGCTCAGGTCGGAAAAATCGCCTCTGGTACGGCGGCCACGAATACTACGGCGGCCTCGGTCACTGTGACGACCGGTGTCGAGGTCAACTCAGTCACAGATACCGTTGAACTTAATGGCACTGTCCATGAAGTCAATCCGAGCGGAGGTAATACTGAGTTTTACTACGAATTCAATGTTGGCTCTAATGGCGTTCCCGTCTCGGTTGAGTGGATAGGATACGCGAATTCAATCAATGATAGCTATGCAATCTACGCCTACAACTGGTCTGGCGCGGCGTGGGAGCAAGTCGGCACAATCAGTGGGGCGGTTGGCTCAACCATCGTGGCTATAATTTTTGATCTGACGACGGGCCATGTGGGAACCGGCGCAAACGTCGGTTTGGTTCGTTGGCGCCCACTTTCTGCGGATGGTACGGGGTTTAACACAGATCGTATTCTGTGCTCGTTTGCAACCGTGTTCCAGTCCGTGGGCTACGATGATGGCGCGATCTGGTACGATGATGGCGTCAGCAATACGGATACTGAGATTTTTGTAGATGGCGTTGCCGATAATCCGGTCAGCACCTGGGCGGCTGTCAAGACGCTTGTTACTAGCACGGGGCTCCATCGTGTTCATATAGCTAATGGATCTACAGTCACGCTGGACGCAAACAGTGATAACCTCACTCTTCTGGGTGAGGGGTGGACTCTCGCTTTGGGCGGGCAAAGTGTTGCCTCTGCATTTGTCCGTGGGGCTGTGATTAGCGGCACAGCAACGGGGTCAGGGTACACTCTGGAATTCTGCGAACTTGGTGCTGTAACAATGGCGCCGGGGACGCACAATTTTTGTCGGTACACTGATGTGGTCACAGGTTTTACTTTTGGCTCGACGGGGACCTTTTTCATCAATGATCCACGTTCTGGAGTGCCCGGTAATACTGCTCCTATTTTCACTTGGGATGCCTCTGGGACTACAAAAGCGAATTTCCGTGGGGCGAGCTGCGGCATTCAATTTGAAGCGATGGCGGCTGGGGATGTGGCCACGGTCGAGGGATTTGGGCAGATCATTGAAGGGACGTGCGCCGGGGGTGCGGTCACGATTCGGGGGTTGTTTACTCTGAGTGGGATCACGAATATCACCTTGACCGACGATGCCCGAATCGATACGTTCCATATTGCCGATGAGGTGCTGAAGCGCGGAGTCTCTAACGTGCAGGATGCCGCCGATACCACGAGCTTGGCGGCTGTAATCCTGGGCATACTGGAATCCTCGATTTCTGGGACGACTTGGACCATCAGGAAGACCGGAGGCACGACCTTCGTCACAAAAACGGTGACGGTCGACTCCGGGGCAGATCCAATTACTGGGGTAACGTGATATAAATGGCGACTGGTTGGCGCGATGTTCTTCGGAGAGCGCTAGGGTGGCTGGATACAAATCCTTCCGCGACGGTTATGCCGGCCGCGGTAGCGTTGGTCTGGGTCGTGCCTGCACCGACGGTTACCGGGGCAGCCTTGGTTACCCCGGCTGCGGTAGCGTTGGTCTGGTCGATTCCGTTGCCGGAGTTCCCCATGCCGGTTGTGGTTACCCCGGCTGCGGTGGCGTTGGCCTGGGCTGTACCTACACCACAGGCCGGCGATATTCTCGATGTAAATCAGAAAATTCTGGGCGGGTCTCCGATTGTGACGCTGGATATCGGCGGAGAAACGTTGGATGCTTATGTGGTTAATTATACGTATAGAGAGGCTGCCAGTAGGGATGGCAGCCTCTCTATTTTTCTGGATAATCGGGATGGCAATTTCGATGATTTGAGTGCTGATTTCCCTCTTCTTGTTCGTGGTGCTGCCGTCGATCTGCGGCGCGGTCTGCGGATCTCCGATACGCTGACGGCTACCAAAAAACTGCCCCGGTGTTGGGTCGAGGCCATGGAGTATGTTCACGATGACGATGGTGAAGGGATGCTGCTCCTGGAGTGCCTTGACTGGCGTGGGCTTCTTGGCGTGCTGAGCTACGAAACGGAAACCACGTTCTCTTCTCAGACCGTGCAGGCCATTGTCACCTCGGTCCTGGGCGTGGCTGGGTTGACCGTGGCCAGCGGTTCGTTCACAACGTCACTCACGATTGATCATGTTGCCTCGCCGTTTGACACGCTGACCAATATCGTCAATGATCTTATGGGGAAAGTGAAGGATGAATTGTATACGGGTCTTGATGCGGAGATCCAGTACAAAAATCTGGACCCGACTGCTTCAGCCACCTATGACTACGATTGGAATGTTTTTGACGGGACTGCGCACCCTCTCCTCGAGGGGACGCAGATTGTTGAGAACTCGCCGGTTTTCAACAAAGTTATTGTGGTAGGGGGCCCGGAGTTGCAATACTCTGGCTCCGCTGAAGATACCACAGAGACTACGTTAACAGGCCAGACACGAAGCAAATATATTGAGGATAAATCGCTTGGCAGTGATGCGGAGTGCGTTACGCGAGCCACTGCTGAATTGCAGTTTTTCCAATCGCAGGCTATCTCTGCGACCGTTGTGGCCAGGCCTCATTTCTCCCTGCGTATGTACGATATGGTCTCTGTTGGCGCTCCACTTTGGGGAGGAGCAGCGCTTGCGGCCGGCCGTGTGACGCAGATAACGGAAAGATACGGCCTCGAAGAGTGGGAGCAAGAGATCGAATTGGGAGAGGTCTCGCAGAGTTTGCTCTCAGCTACTGAGGGCATTCTGCCGGGCTCCCGGAAGCGCAAAAACCGTAAAGCCGGGCGGGGCAGGGGTCGTTCAAAGAAGCGCAGTGGGGGACAGCGGAAGTCGAGTCGGTACCGCGGGAAAAGGCGAGGATCAGGGGGTCGGCGCGGGGAAGATAGGATGCCGGTGTATCGAGGCCATGTGCATCCGAGTGACCAGGTCCTGGGTACCGTGCCGATCGGGGTTATTGTAATGTGGACTGGAGCAGCTGTGCCGGCTGGCTGGGCGCTCTGCGACGGCGGCAGTGGCACGCCGGATCTGCGGGATAAATTCATTGTGGCGGCGGGTGTGACGTACGGCGCCGGCTCTAGCGGTGGTGCGGCGACCGTTGATATTCAGCATAATCATGGTGATGGCACACTGGCGGCGGCCAACGATAGCCACAACCACAATGATACGCTGGCAGTGGCCAGCGATGGTCACAGCCACGGCGATGGCTCGCTGGCCACAGATTCGGACAGCCATGCGCATACGTATTTCTCTACGGCTGGAGGCACCCGACCCGATCAGGGCGTTGAGGTCTCACGTTTGGCTCTGAACAGCGACAATCACAGCCACGCTGTCACTGGATCCACGGCCAGTGATAGCCACGGCCATAATCTGACCGGTTCGGTGTCCAATGATACCCACGGCCACACGGTGACCGGTTCGACAGCCAATGCGTTGTCGGCGACCCAGGAGATTTTGCCGCCATATTATTCATTAGCTTTTATCATGAGGATTTCATAAACATAAATTGAAAGGGGTTCTGATGAAACACAGATTTTACGGAGTTCGGATCGACGAGCCGCTCAGTGCGGTTCACGGGAAAGATAATTGGGAGTCGTCCGTCATCGGGAAATTGTATAAGTTGTCAAAGGGCCAGATTTACATCAGGGAAATTCCCCGGTTAAGTCGTTTGCAAGCTGCGTATGGTTGGCGTGTTGTCGACGTCCGTTTCTCTCCAGAGGACGGGCTGATATCTCGGTTTGCGGCTTATGACCTTCAGGGGAAGTTGTTGCCCGGGGCCACGTTCGGCGTTCACTGGGACCAAATAGAGCACCATATTCGTGGCGGGTTTGGGCACCTGCCGGAATATGGCAACGCGTATTATGTCCCGGCCGGTGGCTTTGTGACCAGCGAGACGGGCGGCTATACGGTTCAGGTCTTGGATTTGGATTGGCCAAGTGAGGGCCTGGCCTTCGGGCACGTGCAGACGGGCGAGGCGCATCACGCTGTGAATGTGGCGTTCAGGCTGTTCAAGCTCTGAGTGGCCTTCTCCTGCCAGCGGAGGCCCGGCCCCGACCATCGGGAGGAGGCAACGCGCCGAAGCGCCTGGCTTCGGCAGAGCAGAGCCTGGGGCCTCGGCGGCGTATACTTCGGCCTAGTGTGCGCGGGGAGGCCAGCGCTGGAAGCCTGTGAGCTTGCGAACCGCTGGAAGCCTGTGCCGGGCGCGGGCCCGTTGCGGTTGGTGAAAATAGGCGCAAAAAAAACCCCCCCGACTCGTGGTGACGTCGGGGGGGTTTTTGTTTAGTTGGCGATTTTTTTCTTCAGCCTACGTGCTCGCAATTCTCTGCGCATTTCTCGCCGGACCTTTTGCCGCAAACGTCGCAGGGGAAATTTAATTCCGGATCAGGCTGCGGGGTGGCCACTGGAATCATCATTGTATGGCGGCTCCAATTTTCAAATTCCTCAAGGCCCCACTCCTCCTCTTTTGCGTACCATTCATTAAAACTCATATCATTAAAAATTACAGATCCTCCTTAATCTTATGGTTTTCTTTTAGCATATCACAGGGGCTTCTTTCGTTCCTAATAGCTGTTCCTTTTATTCCACAATTCTGAAGATTCATTTGAATGTGAATAATCGGTGCATTTGAGTTTGGATGAGTCCGGCAATTGGACGCCGTAGCTTTTTAATTTTTCGCGGGCGCCTTGCTCGTCGAATTCGCCAACGGCCGTGCTATCCCAGTCGCCTGTTGTGCCAAGCCATCCTTCTGAGCAGGATTCTCCAGACATATTTTTTCGGCCTGGTTCTTGGCGAACTCGAATTCGTTGGCCTAGCGGACCTTTCGGTTGATTAGGACCAACATAACTAAGATCGATTAAATAAAACTTTGACATCGTTCTTTCTCCTTAATCTGTGTGATTTGATTTGGTTTCCTACTTCTATTATATCAACAGCGAGGGTATATCGAAGCTATCCGATTCGCTTTGATTATTTGGCCAGTGATTTCAAGTATTTCTTGGCCTTTGACCAATCACCTCCTTTGCTCCACCCTCGGTGGTTTTGTTCCTTGAGCAGGGATTGAACTTCATCTTGAATCTCATCTTCATCAAGACATCGATTTAGGTATTCGTCGATATCGGTGAGTTCGGCGGCACACTCTTCGCGTGTGGGATCTCCCTCTGATCCATAGGCGCCCTTAAGAGACCGGCTTAGTTCCGTGGCGGTGGTGAGGAATTTTCCATCGCCAAAATTGCCGTGATCGTATACCTTCACCGATATTGTGATTATCGGGACTGTCATCGATTTTTCTCCTTGGTATGTGATTTGGTTTAACTTCATTATATCAGCCAGTTGGAAAATTAATTTCCAAACTGCGGATTTTCCCTAATGGCCTTATTTCTCCTTGTAGCCGTGATCATCTCGACGTTGAGCATCATCTATCCAATCAAGAATAACTTTTTCGTCGGCTTTAATGAGCCAGTCGTAGAAATTTTCAGGATCATTCGTCTTTTGGGCTACATTGTTGATTAGGTTAGTGTGCGGTGTGAGATTTTTGCTGCGGTTAACGCGGTCGGTGGCTATTTGTTTTCTGAACATTGTGATCTCCTATCTGTGTATGATTTGGTTTAACTTCATTTTACCCCGCCAGCCGCCGAATAGCGTAATTATCGGCGGGCTGTG